TAGGAGAAGCGCCGAACAGTTCGCAGGCGTTGAAACCTGCGCCGTTTATACTAATCCCACCGGTGCTTGGATCAGTGATTAAATCGGCCTCTTTCGGCCCAGTGTTGACCACCGGCGCGGTGACATAGGTCGCTAATCCGAGACTGACCATTTCCTGCGCTTTCATATCACTGACGCTGACGGTGGCGCCGGCCGCATAAACAGTGCCGCCGATGATGCGGGAATCTTTCAATATGATGGACGTGGCCATGGCGGTTTCCTTAAGCGGCTATGCGAAGTAGATGGTTTTCTTCTCGGCGCCGGCGAGCAATGTTTCGCCCTGGCGTGGTTTGGTCGTCGATGCTGCGCAGGCCAAGCGACACGGCCAGCGATGGTCGGCCGACGACGCTGTCGCCGTTGGCGGCCGGTGTGCTTTGCAGGGTGACGCTGACAATGGCGCGGCCGACCACGGCGGTGGCGGCGATGCCTTGCGGGCGTAATTCGATCGGTTCCGGCTGGTCGATATAGGCTTGATGCAGCGGCCAGCGCCAGAGGGTGCCGCCGCCGGTGGCGGGAATGACGATGCCGCCCAGGGTCGCGGTGAGCAGGCCAAAGGCTTCGCCGGTAGCGATCTGCCCGGCGCCGGTGACGATCTGCGGCGCCACCGCGGGCGCGACGACCGGCTGGCCGAGGGCTTCGCCGCTGGTGATGGCGGTGCTGCCGATGCCCAGGCCGATGACCGGGCTGCCGAAGGCTTCCAGGTTGGCGATGCTACCACCGTCGATGCTGGCGACGGCAGCGCCGATGCTGGGCTGGCCGAGCGCTTCGGCGCTGGCGATGGCGACGGCGGAAATGCTGGCGGCGATGATGCTGGCGCCGAAGGCTTCCAGGCTGGCGATGCTGCCACCGGTAATGCTGGCGACGGCAGCGCCGACACTGGGCTGGCCAATGGCTTCGGCCGAGGCCACGCCGATGGCGGCAATGCTGGCAGCGATGATGCTGGCGCCGAAGGCTTCCAGGCTGGCGATGCTTCCACCGCTGATGCTGGCGGCGGCAGCACCGATGCTGGGCTGGCCAACGGCCTCGCCGGAAGCGATGGCGGCGGCATAGACGGCCGGGGAAAAGAGCGGTGCGCCGAGCGCTTCGGCGGAAACGATCTGCCCGGCGCCGCTGATGCTGGCGCCGCTGCCGCTCGGCTGATAGACGAGAAGCAGGCTCATTTAGGCCACTTCGGTATATTCCACCCAGTCGCAGGACACGGCCCACATGTCGGTGACCGGGTTTTGCGTGGCCAGGGTGTAATCAAGCATGACCACCAAGCCTTCGAGCGGGCGCAGAATGATTTCATTCTTGCCGTCGGCAATGAAACGGAAGGGGATGCACAAATCGAAACCGGCGGCGGTGATCATGCGCGCCGCAAACAGGCGATCGACCGCCGATGTGGTGAGCGTGGCGGTGAGTGCGGTGGCTGATGAGGTGCCGTCCGCACTCGCGTCTTGCAGGATCGTCACCGATGCGCTACTGGTTTGGTTGGTATCTTCCGGCGTTTTGACGGCGGCGGTGCCGTTGGTCGGCAGCACGGTGACGCGATAAAGGCTGATGACCGGCGGCAATACCGTAACGGCCTTAATGACCGTTGCGGTCTGGTGCACCATCAATTCATTAACGCAAACGATGGTACTAGACCCTGTAGCGTTGTGGATGCTGAATAGTTTCTGCCCGGTGGTGCCAGCCCGGCCGGGGATGCGGAAGGTCGCGGTGTGGCCGTAATAGCTAACCAGGCGATTGCCGTCCAGCGTCACCGGCAGCGGGTAGGCGCCGGAGACATCGCGGGCGCTGTTGTCGGCGCCCCAGCAAGGCTTGACGCGCTGCACCTTGACGCCCGACGAGCCGGCGCCGTTCAAGGTGGTGACATCGTCGGCGGCGATAACGTCGCCGGTCGCCGGTAGCGTGCTGTTGTCGGCCATGGCGGGTTGACCTTACAGTTTGAAAATCTTGTTGGTGCCGTTGTCCCAGGTAACATTGACGACCTGGCTGGCTGACGGCGTAAAGGGCAGGCCGGAGGTCGGCGTATCGATATAGGCGATCAAGCGCGCCGTGGCGTCGGCGCCGGTGTGATAGAAGACGATCAGCGCTTTTGATGCGCTGGCGGCGGTGGCGGTCAAGGTGGTGTCGGCGGCATCGGCGACGCCGGCGGTGGCGGTCTTGGTGCCCAGCGATGCCGAGCGGCCGTTATCGACGGCGCCGAGATCGGACACAAACTTATGCACCGCAGAAAAGGTGTAAGTCGATAGCGCCAACATGACGCGAATATCCGACGATGCCCAATTGAATGAACCATCGAGAAAGCCTTCGCGGCCGGCATCATAAAGGGCGTTAGCCATGGTTTATTTCCTCATCATAGGAGAGCAGTTCGGTGGTGCGGGTGGCTTCCAGCGTCAGCGGGTCGCGCTCGACATCAAGCACGCGCCGGGTCGGGCCGCGCTGGCTGGGTAGGTGAATGACCGGTGCCGCAACATGGATAGCGGGCGCATCGACGTGAATGTCGGGCATGCGGATTTCGGCCGGCGGCGGTGCGGCGATATTGATCACCGGCGCGGCGACGTTGACAATGATTTGCTTTTGTTCGTCGGCCGGGTCGGCGGCATCGGGCGCCACCGGGTCGGGCGGCTCATTGGCGTCAGCGGTGGCGGCGGCTGCGGCATTACCGGAGGCCCCAGGCGAGCCGGGCGCAGCCGCCACCGGCTCGGGCACTTCCGGTAGTTCGGTGTCAAACGTCAGGTCCAAATCTTCCATCATGTCCAGCTCGCGGCGGCGGGCATTAAGAACGTCCTCGATGTCGGCGCCGCCGTTGGTGGCGGCAATGACGTCGGCGACGGTGCAGAAGCCCGACAGCACGGCTTGTTTATAAGCATCGACTTCCTTGGTCGGATCGACCCAGGACCAGCCGCGCGGCTTGAATTGCACCGATTCGAAATAGGCGCGGCGAGCAAAATAGGCGTCCTGGTTGATGCCGGCGACGGCGCCGGCCATGACGGCCAGGCCCAGCCATTCACGATGCAGCGGTTCGCGGAAACTGCGCACAAACCACGATTGCAAATGCTTCCAGATGTCGCGGTCATCGAGCAGGGCGAGGCGCGAGCTTGAATAATTCGATTGCGAATAATCGCGCGACAGGGTTTCGTAACTCACGCCGATGCCGGCGGCGACTTCGCGCAGCATGAGACGCATAAACGGGTCCATGCCGCTGTTCGGCCGGCCGGGGTTGAACCCCTGGAATTCTTCACCGGGTTGCAAGTGTTCGATGGTGCCCGGCTCCATGCTGATTTGCCGCTGGCCGTCTTCGGTCACGTCGGCATTCGGCGATTCGGGCGACTTGATGAAACCCATGTAGGACGCGCTGGCGCGGGCGGCGACGATTTCGGCCTCGGCATACCCATCCATATCATTCAGGCGCCGCGCGACGGTGTGCATCCAGGGTTCGCCGCGGGTTTGCGGCCAGCGGGTGATCAGGCGCAGATGAATGATTTCGCTGGCCGGGACGCGGACCAGGGTTTCGTTGCTATCGACCTGGCGCGGCATTTCATTGGGATAGCGGCTGCGAAACCAGTAGGCGATCGGCCGATGAAAAATATCATGCTCGACGCCCTGGGTGATCGGGTTGGTCGGGTTGGGCACCGTGTATTGCGCGGCGACCCGTTCGGCCTCGATGATTTCCAGGGCCAGCGGTACTTTCGAAGCACCGAATTTACTGGTGTGTTTGCGGATGAAAACTTCGCCGGCTTCGAAAATCTCGGCCAGGGCCAAGCGCTCGATGTCGGAGAAATGCAATTGCCCGCCGGTGTGGCAGGCATCGGCGGTGCACCACTCGCGCCAGGCATCCTCGATCGGTTCATTGATCGATTCGACCAGGCGGCCGCGGTTATTGGTGACGCTGGCTTGCAGGCCGATGCCCGAGCCGATCACGTTATTGACCACCACTTGCCGGGCGCGGCGGGCGTAGGAATTGTCGCGGCACAATTGTCGGCTGCGGCCGCGCAGGGTGTCGAGACTTAGATACAGTTCATTGTCGGCCGAGGATTGCGTCGATACCCAGCCGGCGGTCAGGCGCGACTGCCGGGCAGCGGCATACATGCGCTTGTAGGGTGGCGCGATCAGGCGGGCCACGCGTTTGGCAACTTCGCGGCGAAATTGGTCGAGGTTCACGCGTTACTCCCGAAGCGCACAAAAAAGCGCTTGCGATTGCCGCGGCCGTTGGCGATGTCGTCGGCGGCCTTTTCGTTATTGACCATGGCCGCATAGCGGTCACGCAACACCAGCAGTTCGGGAATCGGGGTGCGCCAGAGCAGGCGCCCGCCGATTTCAATCTTTTGTTGATCGATGGAGGCGCGGCCTTCGATGGTGGCGTTGATGGAATCGAGGGTGCGCTGCGCCTGGCTGCGGTTGTCCAGGGTGGCGCTGGCGAACGAGGCCAGCACCGTGATTTTGCCGGTGGCCACGGTATGCACTTCGCCGCCGAGACTTACGCGGGCCAC